TTTTTATATCTTCTTTCTTTTGCGTGTCTGTTGTCTGCGGGTTGGTTATAATATTCCAAAATTGACTCTGTGGGTCTTCTCCCTTTGCGACATATGAAAGCCTTAAACCAAACTTGATATTGTCAAAAATGTCTGTATATGGCTGATGCTTCAGGATATCCAACACTATCAGCGATCTTTTTTCTTCATCTGATATTGTTGATACTTGGGACCAATCGGTCTCCACCGCTTGTGCGACGGCAGACTGGGATGATACCCGTGTTAGTCTCTTTACAACTGCAACGTTGAAGGTTTCGTAACCATAGGCATCCCAGCTAGGGAAGTTCTCGCTAGTATCATCGCCGGGGAAGAGCTTCTTGAAATATTTTGGGACTGTTATTTCCTTTTCTTCTATCACATACTGAACATCAGTGCTTTGACTGTTCAACTCTGCTACGGAGTCAAAAGAAGTCAAGCCTGGGATCCCCAACATACTGTAAGTTATGTCCAGCGTGTGACTATTATCGTATCCGGTGTAATCAAACTCTGTTTCATCATCTGGAAGTGTGTCAATGATGGCGTTGTATGAGTCCGGTCGATCTGGGTTGACGAGCCATTGGGAGGAACCAATACTTTGGTACCAGTTCTTCTGAATGTTTGAGTTTTTTAGGTTTAACTTACCCGAGGAGGAGTTAGCACCGCCTTTCCAGCCGACAATCTTAAATTCAAGCTCTCCTACCCAACCGGGAAGTGTTTCCTCAACCCACGTGGCTTCCAACTCTTCCGTGAGGCTTACATCTGCCTGGGCGGCGGCTGTTTCTAAAAACTTTTTAAGGGCGTGAAATGAAAACACTTCTTTATCTGGTAATTTTCCCTTGTACCCAAATCCACCAGCAGTCGTGATGGGGTCATCTACTTCTGCCCAGTCCCAAGGGGCATATAAAACGTCCGAAAACAAACTATATGCTTGTTTTTGTGCGTTTCCTGCTGTGGAGGGCATGTTTTGCTGTTGAAATTTGTCCGGTGATTTTAAATCTAATTTTACATAAGTCTCCATGACAAATCTGTCATCCTCAATTGGAATCTCACGAGTGTATTGAAGGGAATCTGTAATTGCAGATGCGGCGTTTTTGAGCGTGGCGACGTCATAGGTGGGCAAGAGTTCAATAAAAGTTTTTGGGTCTGCTGCGGGGAGGGCAGAGCGTATGATAGCATCCATGCCTTCCTGCGTTGTCTCGTCTTCTACTGCGAGGTTGAGCATTTCAAGGAGCTTTTCCTCCACTGTCACTTCTTGCTCTTCCGCAAGTTTAGCAATTGCCCCACTAAGTTCGGGGCTTTCTTTATTTATATCATTGAGTATGTATCTGCTCATCAAGATGTCTGAGAAGCTCTCGTCTACTCTAAATTTAGACAATGCGAACATTGCTTTCATCATATTCTCTGCGATATATAACTTTACCATCGCTTGTGTGGTAGATTCAAACATGGTGGAGTCAAACGCCTTGAACTCACCCTCGCCTCTCAAATCTTCTTTACCGAGATTCTCAACAAATACTTTTGCTGATTCTCTCTTGATTTCCGTTAGATCGTAAATACTTGGACTTTGGACGGCGTCTACATCTTCAAATGTTGCAATTTCTAAAAGCTCTGATTCGGATGTTTCTCCGAGTGGTTCCTTAATTAAGTCCAGCATTGTTTCATCGTATATCATCTCTGCGATGGAAGGCGAGTTCTCATCGAACAGTAGGTATGAAATTGTAGGGCTGTTGATTAGTGAATTTATTTGTTGTCCTTGTAACCCTATACTTGTGTCTATTATTTCTGATACCTTCAAATCTCCTTGGATTCTATCACTGAAGAGTTTTCCTAATACTTGGATGTCCTCTGGAATGTCGTTGAATTGTAGGTTAGCTGGTATTTTATATTTGTTTGGTATTTCAAAGCTGTCATCAGAGAAGCTTGTAAAGAACTCTGTGGTGCCAGATTCATTATTATAAATGGCAAATAAATATTCTCCATTATCGCCTCTTTTCAATACAAAAGTGTTTGAAATTCCACCCAACTCCTGAGATGCTGGGGCGGCGTCTTGGACGGCCTCTGTAAATTGCAACCCTTGTTGCGGAATAATAAATCTATGCTTCGTTGCTGGGTCTAAATGTGTAAAATTCTCTCCGCTTACTAAAATATCCTTCAACATTATCTCCCCAGATACAGGTTCGCCTGGTTCTATGGGATTATACTTATCAAAAACATTTGCTACCGAGGGAACGAAGGTAGAAGAGTCTACTGTGAATGATGTCTCTACTCCATTGAACACACCACCGACCCCGTTAGAAATTTTGTCCAACAGTGAGGAGTCTTGTCCTAATTGCGAATTGATATCAAAATTAAACTTTACTTCTGGGTCGAGAATGCTCCTTGCTAAATCACCAATAATATCTTTTTTGATCTGTCGGTTCAACTCTAATTGTTGAGCAATCTCTGCCTCATTCAGACCTTTGTTGGCGAGGGCATCTGCTAAGGCCAACTCTCGTGGGGCAGGTCCTTCGAAACACACGCCTCCTGGCACTGGTGTTGGCCCTTGTACTGCTAATTCATCACAGAAGTCAATATTGATTATCCTACCAACTGTTTCAAAAAAAGCTTCTATCTTGGCAAAATTGTCTAGCTTTTCGGCCAGGGCTTGGAAGTCTCTTTTTATAAGTGCTTGAACTTCAAAGAGAACTTCCCCTGATGGTTCACCCTCTAGTAGAGAACAAAGCTCGTAAGGGCTTAACAAGGCCGCTGTGGCCATCAAAAGGTCCTCTGCGTTGGCATCAGGGCCTACAAAGTTCGTAAGATTGTCATTTACAATGTCTGGTGGTAGCTCGACTCCGACGTCTTGTGGTTGACATGCGTCGGTCAGAGCCGCCAACCCTTCACGTAGCGGGTATACAATCACAGCATCAAGGATTTGCAGAAGCTGTTCTTCAAATTTTTGCGCTAAAGATTTCTTGCCCTTTGAAAGTAATGGAGCGATTGTATCTGGTAGTTCAAAAGATAAAGGGCAATTTTCAATTACTGGAGTCTGTGGGGTCTCTGGTGGATCATATGGAGAAGATAGTTCTACTTCTCCAAAGTTTTTTATTGCCTTTCCGACTTGATATAGAGACCCAACAATAACCTCACACAAGAATCTCTTTCCACTTGGAGAGCTAAATATCTCTCTTTCTATAAGGGTTTGGTAAAATGGATCTTTTACGCCCTGGGAAGAGAGTTCAAACATTGTCTGTTTTAATTCTTCGATTAAGACTTGTCCCTTTATTTCTAACCCTTCAATCCCGAAAAGATCAATTTCTCTTTCCATTATCTGAAAAGCTTTTTCTATTTGGCTCGGGTTTTGACCGATTGCTTGAAGCATAGAGTTGCAAGTTGCGTCGAGGACGTCTTCTACTGATATGTCTAACCTCAAGCACCTTAGAACCTCTGCTGCTAATTGGGGTAGTCCTATTCGATTGAGAACGTAAGCGTAAGCGTCGTCTACGCTTCTGATTCTACTTGGGTCTTTAGGTAATGCTTGGAATACTGCGTCGCCAGCGTAACTTGAAGATTTTTTATTTTTGTTTCTCAGAACTTCTTTAAGAGTTGGGTTTCCAAAAAAAGTCTTTTCTTGGGCTATCTCCTCCGCAGTTTTTGGGAATGGGGGTTTGTTTGCCAGCTTCTTTGCCAGTTTTTCGGATCCTTCTGCGGTTTGCAAGGCTTCTTCTATAGCCCGAGTTGGGTCTAAGCTTGGTGTGGAAAAGATATATTTATCAATCAAATCTTGCAGCGTTAAGCTAGACTTTGCTTCATCTGCTGCCGCTTCTATATCTACTGTTCCTCGGTAACAAGTTGGGTCGCCTGGAGGTGGAGTCATACCGGGTTCGGCATTGAATTTTTGAATATTTATCAGGAGTGTTGTGATTCTTGGGTCTTTGAACAGCGGCGTGTTTATAAACCCCAGTCCTTCTATATTCTCGTTTGTTCCCAAATTTGAATCGAACCCAATCCAAAGCCACTTTGGGAATTGACCTTCAGGTAAGTCCTTCTTCGCAGGGCCGCTGTACATTCGCAAGAATCCAGTAAACCAACTGCCCACCCAGAACTGCATCGTTATTGGGTCATTTCCAGTTTTATTATTCTTAAAAAACTCTTCTAACAAATCTCCAAGATCTAATAGCCTATCCCCTATTTTCTTTAAATTCAGTATTCCATATCCTTCTCCACCAACATAATCATAGTCTGATTCTTCAATCTTTTCTTGTAGTAATTCAAGATTATATGCTGCCTTTTTCAAGTCTTGAATAACCTGCGAGGCATTTTTCCATGTAACAATATTTTCAGGTTCAAAAGCACCCTGAGTGGCTACTCCGAGTTTTCCCTCAAAAGTTCCGTTAGTAAGGTTGCGTTGAGTTGGCGTGTCTACGGAAGGAAGCTTTTCAAAATCAGATGAGACTACTCTGACAAAATAAGTGCGTGTGTTATTACCAGGGCGCTTAGAAATGTGAGGGCCGGTTATGAATATACCTTGGAGGGCTGCATTGGTCATTCGTCCTGCGACCCCATCCACTGTTAGGCCATTGTTCTTCTGAAATACTTTAATGGCTTCTTTGGTCTTTGGGCCGATGTCACCATCAACCTCCAGTTCAAAACCCGTTTTGTCATTTAAAAGCTCTTGGATTTGCTTGTTAGTTAACTCTGTAACATTATCGGATATTCTGCGACCATAATGAAATCCAATTACGGCTGCGCCTTTATCTAGGGCATTTTTTACATTGTTTGAAGGAACTACAACGGCATAGCTGCCTTCACCCTCTCTAAAAGGTCTGTTGAGTTCTTTTTTTGTCCAATCTGTTGCCATTGTGTGTTCCTAATTTGTGCTATTCCACTGACTGTTTATATATGTTTTTGGATCTCTAACTTCTATTGCTTTTGCTTTATTTATTCCAATATTAGTACTAATTAAACTCAAATCAATTGCCGTGATGGCGGTGGAGGCGGAGTAGGAGGCTAAATCTATTGCGAGCGATGTGCTTGGGAATGCCGTCCCGGCAGACCAACCAGTGACAACTCTGTGGCTATGATTTGCCAAAGTTGTGTTATAGTCTTGCTGAGCTTCTTGTATTTCGCTGACTGCGGTGGCCAACTCATCTATCCTGCTGTATATTTCTGAGAGGGCTTTTATAAGATTTTCACCTTTTACGAGGGGTTGTAAGCCACTGTCATTATTTCCGGCTATCAAATTGATTGGCGCATAGCTGACCAATTCTCCTTCCTGAGAGTTGAATTTATCGGTGGTTGTGACAATCTTGACACCTTCTCTTCCCACGATCCTTACTGCATCGGCTTTTATTCCGATGGCTGATTTATCTTTTGAATTTCCTACCGTTCCGTCAGACAGATTTAAGTATTTATCAATGTCAGCTTTCTGACTTATGTACACTCGGGCAGAATCCACCTGGAAATTAGGATCTACATATTTCTCGCTATCTGGATTAGAAGCCATTCGACCAACCACGAGATCAATTGCGCCAGTTTGAGAATCGCCTCTTCCGCCCTTGCCACTCGCCAATGTTGCATTTCTGTCTCTTCCTAAAACAATCCAAGCGTTGTGTTTGTTGGCGTGTACAACATCACCGGGTGCTTCGATATATTTCGGGTTTGCCTCAACAATTGGAGAGTTGAAAACTCCCTGAGTCTTTACGGCAGCTTGGTCTGAGTTGTTCAGGACTCGTGTTGTTGTGTCGTCTTGCTTTATATTTTTATTTTGATTACTGCCGCCCATTATGCGAACCCTACGTATGCGAAGACTTTATTGTTGGTTGCCAGCTTCTTTCCCTGAACGGTGTGTTTCCTTTTTTTGTTATCGATGACGTCTTCAGGATAAGGAGTGATACTTGTTTCTACTACCCTGACATAATAATCTTTCGTAAACTCTTCACCCGTGGCCCAACTAGCTCGTGGGATTAGAACTTCCCAGTGCCACGGTTCGAAGGGGCTTTTCAGTGGGGACATTCCAAAACGATGGGCGTTGCCCTTAAGCCACTTGAAAGCCTTCATTTCTGCTTGTTGAGCCCTGGTTGAGCTTGATGCCGTCATTTTCCTTTTCCCCTCTACATAATACAAATCCATAGCTAATCCAGTTTGATGAGGAGAGTTGTATGCCTTGAGGGCACTCCCTTTTGCAAAAACATAACTATCTGGCTTTCCTGGGTAGTCGCTTCTATACTTCTTGATGATTGCCTTGTAGTAGTCTTGGATAGTTGCACCTGGAAATGGCCACTGTGGTCGTGTGCCCGATAAAACTTTGAATCCACGCTTCGTCTTCGTCTCTCTCATGAAAGCCTCGTTCATCGCATTGAAGCGGGCTGCGGCTAATACGTGAAGTTTGCCCTTCATCGTTCCTCGTCGTGACTCATAAGCGACCGGGACATCAACAAGCAGTGGGCTATTAGGTTGCATTTTTCCAAAACTAAAGAGTCTAACCCTATTCTCCTTATAAGGTTCTGCCTTGACTGTCTCAACTATGGTACCTTTAGAAGGATCAAAGGCTGGCCCGCCTAGAGCGCCGAGGAAGGCGGTTGTGGCACCATTAAACGCAACGAAAGGACTTCCTCCTTCTCCACCCATCATCTCCCCTAAGTTTGCAACGCCTTGGCTCTCTACTGGGGAAACATAGATTGGATCTGTCCCGACGCCATCGGGACCTCCGTTACCCGTGCTAGAATATCCTACATAAATGATATCGCCTGGGTTTGGAAGAGGCAAACCAAGATGTTTTGCTACGTATGTTGGGTGTTGGTTGATAGCAGGCCAATCAACGCCTCTGGTGTTGTTTGGGTCTTCGGTATTTGGTAGTGGCAACACCCTTGGTTGTGGAAGTGTAAAGTGGTGAACTGGACTGTCGTCCATTAGAATTCTTGCTTTTACTTTTACAATCCTTTTTGTTGCCTCTCGGGTGATGTTTGCCCAAAATGAATCACTGTCTCCCTCAACCTCTTCTTCCCACGCATACAACACCCTTGCTCTAAACTGCCCTGTATTAGAGAGAATGTCTGTTTCCATATTGGCGAGGGCAGCGTCGTTGACGAGGCTTTCCATCGAAGTGTAATTTGGATCAATATATCTTCCTAATTGGGGTGATTTTTGAAAACCTGATGGCACTTAGCTCACTCCCCTACGCCGCCTTTGATAATATCAAAGAGTTCGTTCTTGTCTGACGCAGTTAGTCCTGCGGCTTTATTCTCTTTCTTTTGTAGAAGTGCGGCTACTTTTACAAGTTGTTCGTTGGAGCGTTGGAGCGTTTCTACGTATTTCGCCGCTACTTGGCCAACCTTCTCGTGGTGGGAATCATCCCTAGCGAGATACTTCATCACGTCCTCTAAGAGGGATTGTGTGGTATCTCTATCATTTCTAATGTTCTCAATTGCTTCTGCGAGGTATTTGTCTATATCTTTCATACAGGTAATTAGAAATGATTTAGATTTTTCCTCGGTTCCAGTCGTCCTTGAAGCCTCTATAACGAATTCTCATTTTGTTCAAACAATTGACGACTTGCTTGGTGTTCAAGCCGGTAATCTCTCTGAGATAAAGATAGACTGCTTTCTTGTTGAAGATTTCTATGTTCTCTGAATTCTCCAATAAGATTTTAACTGCGTCTAATACTTTCTTTTCATTCTCTTTGAGAGCCATAGCCTCCCAGGAAAGAATCTCCTTCCATAGGTGAATCCAGAACTCTTTTCGTTCTCGAATGACGTCGTAGTTCTCAGAGGATGACATATGGCGCTGTTCCATGTTCTTGGACAGATCGGCCATCTGAATCTCTCGTCTATGTCTCTGGTTGTTCTTTTTGACTTTGTGAATGAACCAGTTCTTCGTGATAACACTGAAATATGAAAAGGCTTTGGAGCCTTTATCGGGGTCGTACTTCTCTAAAATGGTTGTGAGCCAAATTTTACATTCTTCCCTCAATAAATCAATGTTTGGAAGATTAGAAAATTTATAAGTATAAACAATCTTATCGACCAATTCACTAAACGCTGGCTGGATTAGGGTGACATATAACTCTGTTCTCTCTTTAATATCATTTGTGCAAACATACTGAACAATCGCATTTTCATGGTCTTTTGTAAAATAATGTCTTCCTTTCTTACGCTTCCTCGGCAAAATCTGACTCCTTTGTGTCTTCGTCTTCTAAGAGAGCATAGATTGACTTATACTCTTCAACATACTTTACGACCGTCTTTGAGTGACGGATCAAGTGTGCTAAAGTTTCATCTCCATAATACATTTCCATTTCATGTAACTGTTCTAAATGGTTTGAAAAGCTTGAAAGCGTGCTTAACAAATCAGACATGTTGTCCGAGACGAAAAGAAGCTTTTGGAGCAGTTTTCTGATATACCAAATCAAAAGAACGTTCAAAGGAACTGAAATAAGGCATGTTATTATTAACAAAGTCATTGGGGTTTATACTCTTCTTTTTGTAGCTGCTTCTTTTCTTTCTTAAGCTCTTCTCTTGCATCCTCAATAAACTTTTTTGTAACCTCGCCAACTTTTCCACGTTGGGTCTTTTTAGTTGTTGTTGATCGAAAAGGGGTAGAAGGAACCCTCTTCAAGGCTTCTTTCTGGTCGCATTCGGGGCAATCAGTAAGAAGTTCCTTGATAGAGTGTCTCACATCGAAAGAGTGTGAACAGCCGTTACACCTGTAAGAATACTTCGGCATCTTACTCAGTAGGCATAATTGGTTCGTCGTTCTCTCCGTCTACGGCCATGGCCTCGACGCCAAACTTGACAAGTGGTGGGTTGAGGACCACAAGCTCTCCAGCATTACTGACGAATTTGAATCCTTTTAGAACTGGTGTGATATCACTTTGCTCTAATAGTGATTTTTGAAGGGCCATCATTAAGGCTCCCATTGCTTGGTCGGATAGTTGTAGTTTATCCAGGTTTACATCGTTACTCATTTGGTTAATCTCCTTTTACCATTTAAAGTTTTTTTTGTAGTATTCTACAATTCTAGCAATCTCATCGTTGAAGTCCATTTCAGGCTCCCAGCCAAGTGCTCTCAACTTATCGTCGTTGAGGGCGTAGCGGACATCCTGTCCTTGTCGAACGTGGGAAAGGTCTACATAATCTTCCCAATTGACTTCAGTACCATTATAATACAATTCGATGATCTTTTTAACTGTTTTCCAATTTTCTTGCTCGAAGTCACCAGAAACATTGAAGATTTCGTTTCTCTTACCAGATTCAATGATTGTTATGACTGCTTCAGCGGTGTCGTGGGAGTGTAGCCAGTTTCTGACAGGTTCTCCCTTGTTGTGAAGTCTAATCTTCTTTCCTCTGCGTAGGTGTTTAACAGAAATGGGTATAAGCTTCTCTGGGTATTGGCCGATGCCGTAATTGTTTGTTGGGCGAAGGATTAGGTAATCCAGGTTGTAGGTTCGTGCCCAGGCAAGGATAAGCATGTCTGCGGAGGCTTTAGATGCTGAGTACGGGTTGCTTGGCTTGAGAAGGTCTGTCTCAAAGTGATCTCCCTCGTCAATGTCTCCGTAGACCTCGTCGGTGCTGAAATGGAAGAAGACCGGACGGTCGTCTACGTTGTCTGGCTTGCGTCGGATAAGGTCAAGCAGATTTCTCACACCGATGATGTTGGTGTTGATGAAGTCCGTGCTATCGATAATGCTGTTTCCAACGTGAGACTCGGCTGCAATGTTGATTACGTAATCGCAGTCTGGTAGGTAGTCCAGCGTAGCGATGTCCTCTTCGATGAACGTAAAGTTCTCGTATTGCTGGAATCCTTTGAGAAAGCTCTTATTGGCTGCGTAAGTGCAGCTATCGATTCCGTATACCCTCCAGCCCTTCTGTAAGCATCGCTTGGTTACGTAGGAGCCAATGAGGCCCAAACACCCTGTAATCGTTACCAGTTTCATCTAATCTCCCTTTACGATTCGATAAGAGTCGCTATCATAATGTTCTGTTGAAAACTCAAACAACTCGCAATCCTCAAGGGCAATCATCTGATGTCTAAGGCCAATGTAGATGTAGAAGTTTTGCCCTGCTTCTAGGATTAGTTCTTCTGCTTGTTCAATATCGTCTTGGTCTGAATACTTTACCAGCATCTTTCCAGACTGAAGATAGAAGACTTCGTCCTTAATTTTGTGATGATGCCAAGAGCATCGCTTTCCTTTCTCAAAAAACAGCAACTTGCCGCAATACTCTGGCTTGTTGACAATCCACAGTTCATGGCCCCATCCCTTCTTCACAAACTTCATTTCTGGTGTTTTATTTAAAGAAGTCAATGTCTTTCACTCCTTTGTCGTCGATATAAACATCGCCAGCGGGCTTGCCCAGCATAAGCTGATGGTATTTTGCCCCCCAGTCTTTCAATTGATTCTCGGTGATGCTGTAGAAGTCTTGAATGGCTCGTGCTTGGTTGTTGTTGTGCCTTCCCATCCCTCTAGCAGTAAAATACACAATCTTGTGTCCGTAATCGTAAAGCTCGTTTATCTTTTCAATTCTAGTGTGTAATGGTTTCATATTGCGGTAGTCTCCATTGAGATCGGAGACACTTTCGCAAATTGTTCCATCTATGTCTATTACGTATGTCATTTTTTATTTTCTAAAATGTTTGTTGTGGAATAGCTTCCTATTCTATCAAAAAACACTAACTCCTTTGCGTGTTGTTGTCCTACAACTTTCTTTCCTTTCCAGTCTGAACCAATTACCATTATATCAGGTTGGTTAGACTTTATTAAGTTTTCTAATCCCTGTGAAGAATCAAAGACGACTACCTCGTCAATAAATTTAATTGATTCTAATATAAACTTTCGATCACTGAGACAATTGTAGGGTCTTTCGGGTCCTTTGTCCCTCTTGACCTTTTCATCGGTGTCTATTCCGACAACCAGATAGTCTCCCAAAGACTTGGCGTACTGAAACATCTCAAGATGTCCTCGGTGAAGGATATCAAAGCATCCATTAGTCCAAACTTTTTTTACCACTTCACTCGTCCAATTATGATATCTTTTAACATAACCCAGTCACATGCTTTGGCAATGATGGGCCGCTTCCACGCTGCGGGTTTGTTTTTCTCAAAATATAAATGACCCGTCCAGGCGAAGGGATAGACCACGAAGGGGGCCAATGGAAGCAAGAGCCATGACTTGCTGGCGATGACAAGATACAAAAACAACAGTGTTGTTAGTTGTCCTAGTACATGTAATCTTCTACACCATTTGTTTTGGTGAAGTGTAAGATAGTATTGATAATATTCTTTAAAGCGCATTGATTGTATTAACTCCTTTTAGTTGAACCACGTGAGTGGCACAGTTATTTGCAAAAACAATAGACTTTTCAATATCCCTTGTCTTTACATATTTGAAAACTAAACCAGAAAGAAATGTGTCACCAGCCCCTGTGAGGTCTTTAATGTCTACTTTTTTCACTGGGAAATTCTTGTCTTTATAGTAGCACCCTTCTGATCCTTTGGTAACTATTAGCTTGTCGTAAATCCAGCCCTTATCTGCGAGAGAATGCTGCGTTTTCTCATATTCTATCTCATTGATCTTTATATAGTTTACTTCAGCGGCCCAGTCATCAATAATCTTCTTTGTATCTAAAAAGACTAAATTATGATTTTTGGCAATAAAGTCAATATCCTCTTCTAAGAGGAATCCTTTGTTGTAATCAGATATAACGACGGCGTCATATTGTTCTAAGTCAGATTTCTGTAAACGTTGCGTATCAATACGATCAATCCTATCTTCACTAGAATCAACCCTGACTATCATATGATTAGTCTTTGTCTCCACGTAGCGAGTCTTGGTGATCTCTGCTTGATTGGCAAAGAAATCACAGTCCGCTCCAAATGCTTTTAGATTTTCCCAAACATTTCCTGCCATGCCTCGGTTGGTTTTCCGGTACTGTTCAACAAATACTGGAACTGGGGCTGCGGGAGCTAAACGATTACACTCACCATAGACAAAAACATCTTGACAACTGTCTCCTAGAACAAGAACCTTCATTACTCACCTTTAATAACCTTGCAGATAAAGTCGATATCCTCGTTTGTCAATTCAGGGTAGTTTGGTACAAAAAATCCCTGTTCGTGAATTTTATTACTCACCTCATCATCAAACTGTCCGTATCTCTCAACCCAGAATGGGTGGCGACCTAAGTTGCCTGCGCTGAAGATTCTAGTTTCAATCTTCTTTTCCACAAGTCTATTGATTATCTCCTGTCGATGCTCAGTGCTGTTTGCAAGGGCTCCGAAAGAAATTGAAACAGGCTTATGCCCTCTCCAGTTCTGATATTGAACATATCCCTCTAGGTTTCTGGCGTAGCGAAGATGGTTTTCGTACCTTCTTTGAGCTACCCACTTTGCCTTTTCCATTTGCTTCAAACCTAAGAAGGCTTGCAAATCAGTTGATCTGAAATTGAATCCTGGGACGAAAAAGGTAAAGGGCTTGTGGAAGTCGTCAACTCCGTGCTTTTCAATCAGTCCATCATAGGTCTCAGTATCAAGGTCTTTTCCCCAACCGTGACTACGGAGCATCATCATCAAGTCGTAGAGTTCTTTATTATCAGTGTTTACCATGCCACCTTCAATAGATGATAGTTGATGACCAAAGTAGAAAGAAAAGCTTGACATATCTCCAATCTGCCCAACCATGGTTCCATCTGAATATTCTGCTCCGAGAGCAGCACAAGAGTCCTCAAGGAGAACAAATCCATATTCTTCTTTCAAGGCCATCAATCTTTCCTTGTAGTGAGGGACTCCCAAAACCTGAACGTAAATAACCGCACCTGGAGGATCTGTCTTGCACAACTCCTCTAGTTGGTCTAAGTCCATTCCGAAGGTCTCTTTGTCCGCTCCCAGCATAATAGGCTCTAATCCAAACTGAATAGCTGGTGCGATTGTTGTTACCCACCCTACAGATGGAACAGCAATCTTATTATTCTTCATCATTCCTGAAACATGTGCTGCATAAATCATCAGTAGGTTGGCAGACGAACCTGAATTACAATACACTGCGTATTTAGTACCAATGTACTCTGCCCACTGCTTTTCATATTCCAAGGTCAAATCACCCTTAGTTAATTTAGGGTAGGATTTCAACCACTCACAGAGAGCATCGATATCATCGTTACTGATAGTCTCCATTGCGAGAGGGTATGTTATGTTTTGTGCTCTAAATTTTTTAAAAGTTGTCACATTAATCTCCAAGTAATTTTCTTTTTAACTTAATCTTAGTAGAGTTCTCGACATTCTGACTTGCTTTTGCTCCAAACTTGTCTTTGAGAAGCTCAAGATACGATGGGTCCGTATGGTAAGTCATCCAAGCCTTGTCCCTAAATCTTAAAATCTGTTCAGATGTTAGATTGTCGTTAGACAAGTTCAACGTATCATAAGAATGCTGACTGTATCCTGAATATGTCGATGGGAGTTCCAGATTATTCTGCTTTGCAGACAAATGGAGAGGGCTTCCAGGGTAGGCCATGGCGCAGTACATATTGACCATTTCAGTCTTGTTCTCTAGCGCAAAGTCTAATGTTTCCTGCAAAGATTCCTCCGTATCCATAGGTAATCCGAAAATATAATTCCCGCCAACGTTGATGCCAGCATTTCTTACTTCCTGTATTATATCAAGTATTCCCACTTCTTTAAAGCCATCTTTATGAATTTCTTTTCTCAAAGTTTGATTTGGATTTTCAATTCCAAGGCCAAGCCAATTTACGCCTGCCTTTTTCAAAGTTTCAAGGTATTTTGGCTTACAAGTGTCGATACGAGAATAAGCCCAGATGTTGAAACCATAATCTCTTTCAATAAGCAATTCACAAATCTTCAAAAAGTGTTGTGGGTTCAAAACAAACAGTTCGTCTGCTATCTTAACATTCTTGACTCCCATTGCTGCTATCTGGTCAAATTGTTTGATAATAAACTCTGGCCTCCACCAACGGAACAGATTACTGTCTGAGCTTGCAATGTGCGGGGCAGGATTAGTTCTATTGATGATATTGATCATACAAAAGGAACACTTATAGGGACAACCCAAGCTCGTGTAAAGTGCTGCGAATGGTTCCTTGTCTGAATTGTTTGACCAGGAGTGCCACCCAGCAGTTCTATACTTTTTAATATCTGGCAACAGATCCCAAGCCATTCCTGGTAAATCTGTCTCCAGGTCACCCCTTGAAACAACAGGGGAAGACTCATTCAGGACTGGTTCTCCATCTACCCTATATCCTAGTCCCTTTACCTTTCTAAGTTCTGTCTCATCGGTCAAGTCTGAAAGCGAAAGAAGGCTACTGATAGTGTACACGCCTTCATTTTGACATATCATATCAATACTCTCCTCTTGACGTAGAGTTTCTTTTGGGAGAGCAGAGATATGACCTCCAACAAAAAGAGTTACAAGGTTAGGGGCAAGCTTTTTCAACTCGTCAACTAGAGCAACAGCCCCGGCCATGTTCTGAGTTGATGCACTAGGTTGTTGCCCATAGACAACGAAACAAGCGACTCTGGGATTTATATCCTTGATAGTCTGTGCTGCCTCCATATAATTTATTCTCTCTGCCTCACAGTCGAGAATTTGACTTCCGAAACCATTAATACGACAGTGGTTCGCAAGCATTGCTGCCCAAATAGGAGGCTCGATGGCTGAATGATTCTTGCTCAAATCTTGATAGATTTTTTTGGAAGCATTCGGGTGAATAAATAATATATCTAACCTTTTAGCCATTTTTTGTTTCCAAATCAAGAATATGAAGATTGGTTGGGTGTTTGAAACCGCCTTCGCTGTCTACAAACTCCTCATTGGTATCTGGAAAATAAAAAAGCTTTTGGTCTCCGAGAGATGAAAGTGTTTCGTTGGTTGCTCTCTCATTTTCTCTCCAAGGGTGCTCAGTACCTAAAATTGGCTCTGGTCGGTTTAGTACGAAAGTTGTATCAAGCGTAACTCTTGCGCCCGCATTAGGAAAACGGTGAGAAGAGTGCAGGCCAGAGAAGTCATGAAAATAAAGATATCCCTTTTGAGGTATCACGTCTAAGTGATTGTATCTTTCTGCAATATGACCTCCGTCTCTATATGAAGGAAGTGCTCCCAGCCACTCCTCTTGAAAATCATCAGGAGGGGAGAAGAAAGTCAAATGATTTCTTTCAACATCGCCAAAAATAGGAATATGAGTGGTGACGCTCTCGCTCGACTCTCCTGCCCAACTATCTGAATGGATGTGTTCGGTGGGGTGGTGTCGAAGCAGGTTGGCGTCGTCTGCTTGGCCCAACTTGACTCTAAGGTTTAAAGGAACGTGCCAACTGGAGACCAAATCGTTGATATTACAAGAAGCAATAATATCAGCAAAGGACTTAACCAACAGGTTATATTCTACATTAAGATGCCTCTTAGGAACCATCATCCCATTAGGTGTGATGTTTTGAATCTCACTATAGTGTTTTTCCAGCCTCTGCATCAAATCTTCATCAGACAATGTATATTGTTCTCCTGGTAGACAACGAGAGATATAGGTAGCTGCTGCTGTTTGAAATCTTTTAAACAGTTCATCCGGAATTTTATATCCTATCAACACCCTGTCCAATCTTTCATGTGAGAATCGACTTCCAAGATGATCAAATCCTCTTATTCTTTTCTCTAAACTCATTCTAACTCTCCTTTAATTTTTATAACTCTTTGTACTATTTGTTCAGCAGTGGGAGGTAGGTTATCTACTCCTTTGGCAAAACCTGCTGACTTATTCTCTAAACCCATTGTATAAACTGGTCTTCCGGTTTCCATTGTGATGTCGTGAGCAATACTCTTTGCTACTCCGTCAACATAATCATCATCCAGAACCATCCCACCGTATTTAGAGCTTGCTAGGGTTGTCTTCCAATCTTCCTCTATGTGAAACGGCTTAATCCACCTGATGTGGGCGACGCTTGCTTTTATTCCTTTTTCTAACAAGATCTTACTTGCCTTCACTGCTTCAAAGCGTGTGATGGAAATAGGAAACAATACAATATCAGAATCAGAATGGAGGGTATCGGGCATTTCTTCTGTATTCAAGTAACTACCTCTATGCTCTGATACATACACCACATCTTCATTTTTCATAAAATAATCATACACTTGCTCGTATTCTTTTGGCGTCATGGGACTAGCAATCTTGACCCCCGGCATTCGATAATAGAGTGAATGATGAGAGGAGCCTGCCACTGGGCCGATGGAACCTTCCATTGCAATTCCTCGTACAAGGAGGGGGCACGGAGTCTTCCATATCTCCTGAGACTTGGCCGCATAATTTACAATACTTGGGCAGTTGTACCAATTGAAACCCTGATATCGGATAACATACATTGGTCGCCTCCCAGCAAGAGCGGAACCAACAACGATTCCGCCGCCTGCGACGTCAGCCATTGACAACTCTACCATACCGTCTTCTTCATATAGGTGGGGCAAAGTGCCCCCGACCCAACCTACGGCAGTGAGACACTGTCCAAATGCAAGGCCGTTTTTCTCTGTCAAGTGAGAACGTGTAATTTCTTTTATTGTGTCTCTAACTGTTTTAGCCATACCTGGTTTACCATTTCTTTAGTTGTTTCATGAATCTCCGCTGCTTCATCACCGAGTGCGAGCATTTCGTGCTTATATCGGTCAAAGGTATCTGGATCGTCTATCCCTGCCCCTGCGTGCCAATAAAGCCGATTTGTCTTTATGTTCAGCAGGCGAGGGGAGTCAATTGAACGACCACAATGATTTAAAATCTCAAGCGGGTCGTCGTCAAGATCATAACCCCTCATTTGAAAAGCTTTGGCAACGTCATGCATCTCCCAGTTTCTCCTCTTTCGCTTCTCAGTTAGAATAGAAAGGTTGTTGTCCTCGACTACAAATAGGATAGGAAGGTTCTTTGTGGAAGCCCACCCCATTGCTCCAAGAGCGTAGTCTTCCTCGGCAGAAGCATCGCCCATCACCGCAATGGTTGGTTTCCGGCTAGAATAACAATACCCAACAGAAATTGGAACTTGACTACCCATGAGGCCATCATGACCAAACATATTAATCTCTGGACAGTGAATAGATGCGGAGCCGCCCATTCCATAAGCACATCCAGTAGGGCGACCGAGCAACTCATCGATAAGCTTCACCATGTCCCCGCCGAACGCCAGATACCATGAATGGCCTCGATGCTGTGCAAACAGGGCTGGATCTAAATCCTTATAAATTTGTGATAATGTCGCTGGTATGTATTCTTGACCTGCGGACATATAAGTTGGGAATTTTATATTCTTTTCGTTAAGATGATAAAACACTGCGTCTTCAAAATTCCGACAAAGTGATGCTGTTTTGAACACCCTCATCCTAAACGCCTGGTTGTTCATAATAACTGCTCCCAGGACGTGAAACTCTTTCTGTCTACAACAGTTACGTTGTCTAGTCTTAGTGTCGCTACCAGGTGCTTCTCGTCATCATCAAAAAAGATTGAAGGAGGCAAGTGTTGTAAGACAGTATCTTTTCTGGCTGTCTTGTAAAGCAGAAGTCTCTCGTGATTGAAATAAGAATGAATTCCAAACAGTTTCATTATCTTAACAGAAGGTTGATCGTAATAATCCACATCTAGCAGACCTCCGACCGAAAGGAACGCAATGTTCTTTCCCTGGCCCTGTAAGTGTTTCAAAACTTTCTCCACACCTTCGTGAAGTACGGCTTTTGTTCCATTAGAACCCACCACAACATTATCACTTACTCGCTCATATGGGCCTTCCATGTTCTTAAGCCAAATCAACTCGCCGTCTGAGTTGTAAGTTGTGATAAAAGTTCTGTCGATATCAAAAACATAAAGCTTTCCCTTTTCAAGAATCCCCATTGTTTGCTCCTATAGATAATAAAACTACCTTATCGGTAATCTCAAACACTCTTGATAATTTGTCGAGAGTCAGGCCATCCAAAACGTCACCTGGTTGGGCTATCTGATCGTCTTCTTTGGTCCTCAATCCTCCCCTTAAAAAGATAAAAATATCATCATCATTGCGATTATATAGTTGTTCTTTGTTGATGATGTTTTCAGTCGTCATTGTGCAGTCGCAGAAAGAATAACTATTTACTTCCCCCTCGGCAGGATCAGTAATCCAAAGACACTCTTCTCCTTTTGGGACTTCTTTATTTTTACCTTCATATGGAGACAGCTTTCTCCCATACGAATCTTCCAGACGAACCAAATCTGCCTTGTCTTTGGGGGCTTCAATTTCAAAGATAGAAGCGCCGCCTTCTGAAATACCCATAGTAGAGTGAAATAGACCACGTCGAATCATGATCTTTTTCAAGGAAGTCATCTTAACACTATTGTTCAAGAAAGAAGTTCTTGCACTACCTTTCAGCAACACCAACCCAGTATTCTTTTTGGGATGACAGTGCATTGATGTTCTCTGCTCTTTTTCTATGTGTAGATACCAGAGGCCAACATTCTCATTTTCATAAACAAGATATTCATATCCCCATGGCTTATTGACAATGTTGTTTTTGTAACTCATTTTTCTCTTTGAGCCAAGACCTCATAGCCGGTTCGCATCCACTCACCCATGAAATCGTAATGAGGAGAGGATACTATGTTGCTATCGACTACAACAGGGCCTCTGTGGTATGTGGCACCAGCATTGTTGATATCCGCCTCGATGGCATAGTATCCAGAAACTGTCTTGCCTCTAATAGCATCTGCTGTTATCAACAATTGAGCACCATTGCATAAAGAGAATATTGTTTTATCCAATGCATTCCATTCACGAACGAACTCAACTACGCCAGTCTCTAGCCTTAGCTTCTCTAAAGCTTTTACTCCACCAGGGATGACTAATAAGTCGTACTCCAAGTACTTTTCTCTATTTTTAGGATCATTAAAATCTGTTGTTAAAATGTCTCCAACCATGTGACATCCTAAAATACCGTAAAATCTCCCTAGTTTATCAGCTACAATATCCACTTCAAAATTGTTTTCTTTCAAGCTGTGATACGGGTATATAACCTCGTGATCTTGAAACCCTGAATGTGTTATGATAAGTGCTTTCATTTTTTCTCCTTTTTCCAACTTATTTCCCAGTCTTTAAATTCTGCTGCTAGGCAGTCAATCTTATAATCTTTTCGACCACCGGACAATTCTTGTATTTTATTTTTGGCAGTATTGCGAATACCATTTAATCCGTGTGTAAGCTCCAAGTTGTTTCCATCTTTGATTCCCTTACGATAGTTGGATTCGTTATGCCAGATGTGCAAATTCATTTGCGACAATACAATAATTGCTCTAATGGTGTCTCCGTCCATTATAACTTGTTTTTGATCAAATATTAAGTTAATATCGTGAATGATATCAGAAATTTCTTCAGCATATTCGCTCTTATGCTCTGTAATAAAGACCTCTTTCAACTGAGCGATAGAAAGTCTGTCTACAAGCTCGGATAATGTTGGAAGATATTTTCTAGTGTTTGAATTTGAACTCATCTTGCCCCTTTTTTATATTGTGGTAAAGTTTTTCAGTGGTGTATAGATCGACCGCTCTTTTATAAGCGTTCTCTGGGATATGTTTGTACTTATCCCAGTTCGTGGTGACCTCTCTAATCATGTCCTCTAAGTCTTCGTTGTTTTTATAATAAAGGAAATGCTCTCCCTCATTAAACCAATAATCAAAGATTCTCCAAGGATCTTCTTTCAATAAGACCAATGTTTTATTGAAGATAGCCTCGATGGGTCGTGTTTTAATCTGAGGCATAATCTTCTGATCTATAAGATGAAAAGCCTCATTCTCCTTCCATCGATCTAGTGACTTGGTTGCTGCAACCTCTGGGTCTGTCATATATAGAAGGTTGGACGTCACCATAATCTTAGATCGACGAAGATAACCCCACATCTCGGTACGTGGCACATTGACACCACTCACATATTGATGAAGGTCGGGTGTGAGGCCGTGACCCAGGGTAAAGAAAGCATATTTGAATTTAGGAATTGTTTCAATGATGTGCCTAACATCGACGGAGGCATTAGGGAGGTTTCCCCAATACATAACATCAATAAATCTATCATGCTCTTCATCGCCAACTGCCCAGTTCATATTATGTGGAAAGATGATAGGGCGATATTTATCATACCCATGAATCAAATTCATCCACTTTGCACTATAAGGGCATGTAGAATAGACCTCATCGAAATCATTTCCAAGGTCAAAGCTTTGTTGTCGCTCGACAGTGTTCTGAGAGTAAAAGCCACAAGGCTGTTCTCCCTGATAGAATATTTTACGTTTAAAGTCTTTGTGCTCATCAATGAGTTGCTTGTTTCTACCAGAGGCGTATCCATAAAATAATACTTCCTCTTGACTTCCGTCATCAAACTTCTCAAAATCCAAATAACGATATCCGCAATCCGAATACTCTCCGGACGAATCTCTGGCTACTTTCATTAAAGTCTCCTTTCGTCATCAGAATTGAGATACCAATCAATTGTCTTTTTTAACCCCTCACGCAAAGTGGTGCTGGGAACATATCCCATACTCTCTTCAAACCGATCCATCGAATAAAATCTTCGTGGTTGACCATCGGGACGATCTGTGTTCCAAACAATCTCTCCTTTATAATCTACAAGTTCTGAAATTGTTTCTACCAACTCTCGGATGGAAGTCTCAACGCCGGTCCCCAGATTCAAAGGTCCAGTTTGGTCAAACTTCTCCGCAACATCCAAAATTGCTTGGGCCGTGTCCTCCACATAGAGGAACTCTCTAGTGGCATTCCCAGTTCCCCAAATCTCCACAGACTCTAAGTTGTTTTCTTTGGCAGATAAGAACTTGCGAATCAGAGCGGGGACAACATGGCTATTCTCCAAGTGAAAGTTATCATTCGGACCATAAAGGTTTGCAGGCAATAGAATAGCTGAGTTGAAGTCATACTGCGTGCGGTATGTCCAAGACTGGATTATCAACATCTTCTTGCCCATAGAATACCCCATAGATTCTACTTGTGGGAGTCCGTCCCAAAAGTCTTCTTCACTATATGGGACGTCTAAGTTGAGGGGATAGCCGCAACCTGCTGCGAGAGCAACGGTCTTTTGGACGTTGTTGCGTCGGGCATATTCTAACACCAGGGTGCCCATCATAATGTTGTCGTAAAAGAAAGTTCCAGGGGAAGCTTTATTGGCGGCGATGCCGCCTACCTTTCCTGCAAGATGAATAACAACGTCTGGCTTTGTAGCCTCAAACATTGCCTCCACTTCTCGCTCGACGGTCAGATCATAATCGTGACGCCCAGGAACAATAACCTCCTTACAATCATGCGTTCGCAAGAGATTTACTACATGGGTGCCAACGAATCCGTTGCCGCCAGTTACCAAAACTTTTTTATCTTTCCAGAATGACATTTGTTTTCCTTAATAGTTTGCGTACCATGGGGAATCAATAACCTTATAAGCTTTGACGAGTTGTTTTATCCCATCATCCAGGTCATAAGAACACTCAAACCCCGTGTTATATAATTTTTCACTGCTTACGATGTAATCTCTCTTATCAGGATCAGATGTGAACTCTGCTTTGATAATTTCAAGAGGCATGTGATTTTTAATCTTCTGTGCTAACTGCAACTTATTCATATTAATTGAATCGTTCCCCAGATTGAAAGTATCATTGTTGAAAAGGTCCCATCGATTTAGAGACATCAAGAATGCTCTACATACATCGTGAATGTGTACATAATTTCTCATGAACTCACACTCATATAAAACTATAACACGATCTTTGATAGCTTTTAAGACAAAATTATTAACCAATAGGTCTGTCCTCATTCTTGAGGATGGCCCATAAACAGTGGCAAGTCTAAAAGTGGCACAATTATCTGTATTGCGATATACCTCTTCTGCTTCGACCTTCGTCTTTCCATAAAGTGTAATTGGATTAAGAGGGTCCTCCTCTGTAATAATTTTTCCGTTGACGCTGGTTCCATAGCCAGAGTTTGTACAAGGATAGATTACTCTCTGGTCTTTTGACTTAACATCAGCAATCCATTTGTTAGCTTCATAGTTAATTTCAGTAGCATCTCGGGGGAGACGTTCGCAGAGAGGAAAACCTACTAGGGCTGCGAGTGGAATAATGATGTCACATGTATCCATATATTTTTTCATGACCCTTAAGTCTCGAATATCAGCCCGCTCAAAATGAAAATTGTCATGGTGAACATACCGAAGTAGAGATGTCTCATCATACATAAGGTTATCTACTACATAAACTTCGTGATCATCAATAAGATAATCAATAAGTTCGCTGCCAATGTAACCTGCGCCGCCTGTAATTAGAATTTTCACTTTAGTCTCCTTTGTATATCTGTATAAACTCTTTTTAACCCTTCGTCCAGGGTTGTTTGCGCTTTCCAGCCAAGCTCAGTGAATGCCTTGGTGCAATCGCACATCTGTCCCCATATCAAAGTATCTTTTGTTTCGTCAAATTCTATTTTAACATCTTTTTCAGATATTTTAATCACTTTCTTAGCGATATCTTCAATTTTTATGCGAGTCTGTTGACCGACATTGAGTGGCCCTACCACCTGCTTCTCGTCCATCTTCTGAATCATAAGCTTTGTACACTCAATTGCGTCGTCGATGAAGCAGTATGACCGAGTTTCTTGCCCTGTTCCCCAAATACTGAAAGGAATCTCGGGATGCTTGATGGCACGATGGCAAAAAACAGGAATAACCGAGCCTGTCTCAAGAGCAAACTCTTGATTTTCACCATAAATTCCGATATATCGAGCCATCGCCACGTTGAGATTTGGGTTTTCTTCGCAAGCATATTGAATTTGTTTCTCAGCAATGAGCTTGGCCCATCCATAAGATAGCTCTGGGTTTGCAGGATAGTCCTGATCTTCAAAAATTGCAGGAGATTCTGGCTCTCCCTGTAGTTCAATAGGATAAATGTGGGCACTACTGGCATAAAAATACCTGTCAATACCATTTTTGATTACAGCATTCAACATGTTTGAGTCAATTTTTATGTTATCATTCATAACCTCGTAAGGTTTGCTTGTATAATATCCAATTCCACCCACTTTTGAGGCAAGATGAATAACAATATCCTTGTTTTTACAGATTTTCTCGCAAAAATCTTCATCTCGGAGGTCTCCATTGAGGAAATATACCTTGCTGAAGATGTCTGTGATGTATTCCATCTTACCTCGCTCCAAATTATCAACCAAAAATAGGCTGGCTCCCTCTGAAACTAGGTCTTTTGCTAGGTTTGAGCCGATAAAACCGGCTGCTCCGGTGATTAAAATGTTCTTATTTTTCCAATAATTTTTCATACTATGATCCAATTTTCAGGGTAAAAACCCTCTCTGTAGGTGTGATAGGGCATATCTGGGTGATATCTGAGGGGTGCAACGACCTTTTTATCCTTATTTTGGTTCAAAAATGCTGCCCACCATCCAAAACTGCTGATATGGCTCAGGATATTGTGGTCACAAGACATTATAGAGCAAAAATCGGTCATACTGTCGCCACCTTCAGCAAACAAGAACTCATCGCCAGTAAAGTTCCTCTTACACCAGTCTATATCACTCTCATTATCGTTACCAGACTGTCGAGAACCTCCAGAGAATATTAAAAACTTGACTTTTTGTCCTGCGAACTTCTTTTTAGCGTTTACAAAGTATTTTCCATAAAAACTATCCAATTCTAAATCTCTGGATTTGCCATACATCTCGTTTAGCTCTGGGCTAGGGTTTGAGTTATCGGTATTGTCTCCTCTCCGGAGATGTAAGCTTACAATTTCATAACCGGGATTGTTTTTTTTAATCTCAGAGATTCTTTGTGCTCCCACTGTCAGGAACTCATCTTTGGGAGTCAGTTCTTTTCGGATCTGCTCGTCAAACCCTAAAAAGTAATAGGTGCTCTGGAAAAACCCACTCAAGTTTCCATTATCTGGTAAGTTGGTGAAGTCTGAATCATAAAACATATAATCGGGCTCGTTATATTGATATTCAATTCCCTTCAAGTCTTCCTCTTGAAGACTTCCCGCCTCGATGTTGAACTTGTCCAACAAGCAATCTTGCCCATGCCAATTCCTTGTAGTCGGGTTTGGAATTTTAATCTCATATCCGTTTTTTAAAGAAAGTGCTCGGGTGGCTGCGTATTGAAAAAGCTGGTTTCCTAGTCTTCCTAGTCCTCCAAGTTCATAAAACGTGATCATTGATCATTCCTTAGCACTAGGACTGGCTGATAAGGGGATTGTTCGCCCGTGTTTTGTTCGTTTGTAAAGGAAAAGCGATCATCGAACCCGAATCTATCTAACGGGGTCCACCCCTCTATTAACTTAGGAAGGCGCTCATATCCATATACACGATGGACATTGAAAAATACTTTATCCTTGCCACAAGGTACTGACAAAATCATAATGCCATCCTTTTTGACATACTTTTTTGCCCTCTCCATTGCCTCAAGGTCTCCGTCAGGATTCAAGGGGTCTCCATATCGGCCCAGACCATCGTGCTCGAAGGAAGAAATAGAAAAACAAACATCAAACTGCTCATCGCCTATCTCCTCGGGTTGTAAATATACAATTCTATCATCGAAGGCTTCTCTCTTCGAATATTCAAATACAACACAACGCTTTGCGCCAAACTGAAGAGCCATTGCTTCATACCAAGGATATGTAGAACCAACCACGCACACTGTTTTGCCCTCAATTGGGTATTTTTCTAGCGCTTCGTATACCCACAAGTCAGTATATCCATAATAGTTCACTTCTCTATTTTTAATTCGTTCCATCGAACTGATCAAATTTTCTTCTGTGAAATTCTGGTTTATCTCTTCTTGTATCTCTGCGCTGCAATCATTACGATAAGAATATTCAACGGCTACTTTTCCTTGCATTGAATATTTGTCAAAAAGTGCGTAGGGGATATCTTCAGGTGCTTTCATATTGTTTTTACCTCTTTAAATAATTCAAACTCTGTTAGGTCTCGATATGGTGGCTCTTCTGGTAGATCTGGCATATCTTTGGGATAGTTCTGCATCAGTGTGAGCCCACGGGCTGCTTGCTCTGGGGTCATATACATATTCCAACCCTCCTCGTCAATCATATCCTCGTGGTATTTCATGCCGTCAGTGCGACCTTCGTACCTGCGGGCCTTGAGCCACTTGACTGCTTCTGGGTCATCGCAAAGAATCATGCCGCCCTTTCCAATCTTCAAATGTTTTTTAATGTGAAAACTAAGGCACATAAACGTACCTGGAATATACATACCGGACGTTAGACGCTTTGCTGCGTCGTAAATAGGGAACGGTTTTAGCTGATAAATGCCTTTCCACTTGATATCCTCGAAAACAAGGTTTCCACCGGCCTGTCTGATTGACTGAGGTGGTGAAAGATAGGTTCTCTTTGGAACAATCACATCTTGCCCCTCAACACCGACATACTTGCAGGCTAGGAACAGGGCGTTGGTACAACTGTTAACTGATACGGCATAAGGTGCGCCAGTGTAGTGGGCAACCTCTTCCTCAAACATCTTTACTATTTTATATGGGTTGTGAAGCATTATCTCTCCAGAATGTAATATTTCTTTTTGAATCCGCACCGCTCAAACAGCTTGATGCTCGCTTCGTTTTCTAATTTTACTCTTGCTGCTGCTTCTGGGTGTAATTTCATTAATTCGTTAATCATGAAAGTTCCGACTCCTTGACCTTGAAAATCTGGGTGTACGGCAACTCTGATATCTCCATTAATCTGCCCAACAAACCCTGCTGGATTGTTTTGAACTAGACAGATATAATATAGGTTACCATATTTCTCCATAAACTTTAAGTGCTTACAGAGCGGTATGTGCCGCTGTTGTATGAACCCTTCTTTTACTTGACTATGATTTCGTAGCTCACGAATGAATTCAAAGTATTTTTCTTCATTCTCGACTAAAATCATTATCCGCAGTCCTTGAATAGATCTGGGTGCATGGCGTGATTCCAATATGCACGCAGATAATCCCTCTCAATACTGAGACCCATGTAGGGGTGGAGGGTTGTCCCGATGTCAATGTATGTGTTGTTATCACTGACTTCGTAGAGTTTGTGGATTAGAATCTCACTAAGACTACTGGCAGAAAACAAAAAGACGTGGTCTTCAATGTCGTTCTCTGAAACCCAGTTCTTGATTTCGTCTTCAAGGTGATGGTCGTTGACGATGCAGTTCTTTCCTACACGAAAATCTTTTACAACCTCGAATGGAAGTTTCTCCAGTTGAGCATTCTCGCTACAGATCATAACAATCTTATGCTTCTTAAACTGTGGAACAAACTGCGTTACGAAGAGTGGGTAGTTTGAATTCACCAATAGATTTGGAGAAGTCCAGTGCTCTTTGTCTCCTGGGCGTAAGTCTTCCATAAAACCAATGTGCTCTGAAATAGCACAAGTGCAGGCTCCACAGCCAGCACCGACGAAATAATTCTTTTTTTGAAATTTGAAAGAGTCAATCAACTTATCTTTGACGAAGCCGTGCTTCTCAGGGATAAACTCTTTGTGGTCGTCTTCTGAATAACCAAAATTGTGGAGGGTCTCTCCGACCTTCACATACTCTTTTTGAAGAACAAGATGCTTGTTTTGCATAACAAACACTTCTCCGTCAGAATAACGAACGAAAGCAAAATGCTCTCCACGTTTTAGTTTGGAGAGCAAATTGAAAAAATCTTCTTTGAATCCCTTACTCAAGAATGTTCCTCAATACGGTGTAAATCATCTTTGCGGATCTTCCGTCTCCGTAAGGGCATTCCCAATCGTCTGGCACCTCGTGGTTCCTAACTACATCAGAGACGTATCGTGAGAGGTCTTCCGGGTGATAACAAAGTTTGGAGAAGGTTCCTACTCCTGCTTTGCGCTCTGTGAGCTTACGACAGACGACACTCTTCTTGCGGAAGAATGAAGACTCTTCCTGAAGGCCACCACTGTCTGTAATAAGAAAACGGCATTGAGCGAGTTCTTGAACGAACTCTTTGTGAGGAAGAGGGTCGATTACCTTTACTCTCTTTAATTTCCCGAGATGCTTTTGAACGTTTGGATTGGGATGGGATACAAAAACAAATTCTAATTCTGAATGTTTTTCTGCGAGTCCCTCAAGGCTATCAAACCACTTGTCCATAATCTCGTGATTCTCTCGACGGTGCATTGTGACCAGGACCTTATCGTTGTAAGAGGTCTTGATGTCCGTGAGATGGTCCAAAACTGTGTTTCCTACCACATAGACTGCGCCGCACGTGCTCTCGCTACGCAGGTTTAGGGCGTCCATCTTGGTGGGGCACAGGTGGATTGAGGCAAGACGAGAGAGGGCTTGACGGTTAAACTCCTCTGGGTAAGGGTTGTCGTTGTCGTAAGTCCGCAGGCCAGCCTCTAAGTGAATGACTGGAATCTTTCTGTGGAACGCAGCCAAGCCGACGGCGAAGGCAGATGTTGTATCTCCCTGGACCATTACGTGCGTAATATCTGAATCTACCCAAATGTGGGATTGACACATAACCGATCTAACAATTGCGTCGAGGCGGTTGGCACCTCGCTCAATCTCTAGTGTGTAATCAATCTCCAAAGATGCTCCGGGCGGGAGCAGGTCTGTGTGTTGCCCGGTGAATAAAACCTTGTATGGGAAATTGTTCTTGGCGAAAATGTCCATAATTGGTTTGAGCTTGATATACTCGGGTCTTGTTCCAAAACTTATTAAAATCATAATTTCACTTCTTTTACTGTTGACCAACCATTCCTAATTGCGTTTTGAACGCACAGATCTCTTTCTGTGAAGAATTGTTGATGTCCTACCTCGTTGTTGTTCGAGGTAGCCTTACTATCAATACCCAGTTCGTTTCCTAATGTTGAACCGTGTAATGAAGTATCTGAGGCTGGGTGTGGAGGACAATAGGTTTGTATTCCTCCATACTTCTGCGCTAAATAAGAAAATTGAATGTCCTCGCCATTGTCCCAAGTGAAAGGTTTTTCCCTCCATAAGTGAGCAAGCCATTCTCTCTTGAAGAACCAAGCGTGGCCAACTAAGTCAACCCTCTCGGTTTGCTCATTCTTGGTTGGCCAGCCACATCGCTGATGCTTTACGTAGATGTTGTCTTCCAGGGTTACTCCTGCGGAGCCGAGGATGCCTGGTGTGGTCTCCATTGTCGAGAGGCAGTTCTCAAACCACTTCTCTCCTGGCACAGTATCGTCATCAAAGATGGCGACATACTCTGTGTCTGCGAGAAGTGCTGCTGCGAAACGACCATAGAACTTCCAGTTATGATTGTTGTCAAACACTCGGTCAACGTCAAATTGTTTTTTATCAACCTTCTTGTTATCCTCGTGTTGATTTACCCACATCCAGACTTGCTTCGGTTTCACAGTCTGATCTTTGATGGCTTTGATCTGCATTCCCATGTTCTGTGGGCGTCGGTACATATTAAGGATGACTGTAATGTCTCCCTCTATTTGACTCTTCTCAATTCTTTTGCCGTCGATGAAAGAAGATAAAGTTTTATAAACCTCAAACTTCTTTGCCCGGACCATATCGAGAAGTTCTCTGCCTTTCAGTTTGAACCACTTTTCATAGGACGCACCGATGTTTTTGTTCGTAAGTAACTGACATTTCAGGACTCTTGCCTCAACTGCTACACGACTGAATGTCTCCAATACCTGTGGAAGGAACACAATGCCTCTGTATTGGCCCAAAGTGCTTATGAAGTCCTCATAGGTGCTCGTTGCTATTAAATCGTATTGTAGGCCATTTTTTTCGCAATATTTGATTGCTTCGTATTTTCCCTTGACATGGTTGTCTGAATCTATGATAGCGTAGCGTTCGTTCTTAGGAGTGTCGAGGTGCTTCTCCAACAGGTCCATCTCCTGAGAAGACCAAAGACTGCAACCAAGGTTTACAATGTTTCCAGTTTTCAGATTTGACTCTACAACCTCTGCGTGCTTTTTGCTTTGACACAAGACGGCGATTGCATTAGAATAAAAATCTTTATTTATGATCTGACTGTCGGGAGCTTTAAAATCTTCAAACGGGGAAGGGTCTCTTGTTCTCAGATACTTGTGGTCGTGCTCATAAATAACATAATCTGTTTGTTTCAGGAACTTCTTTGCCCTTTCAGACATAGTGACAAAATTTGACACAATGTAAAAATCACTAAGATGCTCTTTGATGTAACTCTCAGTGAGGGCAGAACTTTTTATTTTATAAACTTCCTTGCCGTCTTTAATGAGCAGAGAGGCCACCTCGGCATCCACCAATTCGGCCCCTCCATTTATCTCATTAGCAAAAAAATCTGAAACGATTGTTATTCTTCGCATCTCTAATCAAATACTACCAAATCTTCAGTTGTATCCTCATCAACCTTTACACCCATTGCTTCGACAAACTTTTTGTACATTTTGTCTGCGGCGAATTCAGTTTGAATATGCTTCTGAAGCTTGTTCGCAATTCCTTTATACATTTTACTATCTTTGTAGAGTTTTCTTAAGGAACTTTGGTAACTTTGTTGTTTTGGGTAGCACCAACGTGAATCTGCATTTAAGACACCATCCCACACTGCCGTTTGTTGGATCGGCGCTAGGTCATAATCAATCTTGATAAAGTGTGGCTTGTTTTTGACGTTGCCCTTCTTATCTTTCTTGGGAGCATACAGGAAATCAACGTGCCCACTCCAATCAGGAGCGATAACTGGGAGTCCGTTGTATGCTGCTTCAAAGATTGGAAGACCGAAGCCTTCTCCGTGGGCTGCTGTAACAAGGCCCTTGATTTTAGGATGATTATAAAGTCCAGTCATCTCTTCCTCGGTCATGTCGCCGTGTAAAAGATAAACTTTGCACTTACGATCTGGATATGGCTTGAGCAGATTCTCAAGCTGATTATTAGTCATGGCACGATCTATAACAGAATTGTTTCGACAACTGGTCTTGAGAACGAGACCAACTTCGTCATTTTTAAACTCTTCTACAAAACCACGCACAGTGTTTTCCAAATTCTTCCTAACACTCCACTGTGCAACACACAGGAAATTGAAATCAAAATCAAGATTAAGAGATACTTCCTGGGTTTCAATATGCTTGTAAGGGTAGCTAACAGAAGTCACTGGAACTGTACATCGGAAATCGGGAATCACTTCTCCGGTCTGCTGGTTGGTCGCTTCATAAGTTGTGTTGTCAAAGCCATATTTAGCGTGCTCAGAGATGACAGTAATCCTGTCCATCAAAGCAGATCTCTCAACCCAGCCGGGGGCAATCTTGTCTGTCTCAATGCCAGCGGTGTATCCAATATTGACTGGTGCTATTTTCTCCCACTCATTCGGAATGGTTACTTGCAGGGACATATCAAACTGACCACCGTTCTGAGCATACATTCCTGTCTTCTTGGCCAGGAAGTCAAACCAGCGTCGCTCTTCGTTGTCCTCGAACATCCACCCTGTCTGACCCCATCCAACTGGGATAAGGTAGATATCAAAGATATTCTCATAGGCTCGCAGGGAGCGGAGAGCGTAGCGTGTCTGTTCTCCATAGCCAGAACGAGATAATACAGGACCTCTTACTACAATTTTCTTTCTCATTTTACTTGACCTCCGTAAGTTTCCACGTTTGATGATTCTTTCTGTTTTCCCAAGAGCCGTGTTTCTCGTGGGTATCATCCATCAGCTTCACCCAGCTAGAGCAAAAGTTTTCAAAATTATAATTTTTCTCTACATGTGCTCGACCGGCTTTGCCTATTTCGGCACGCTCCTGCGGGGTCATGTTATACATTTTATGAAGGGCCGCTAGGAAATCTTCCTTACCGATCCTATCCTCGTAAATGTATGGAACTTCCTGTGAACCGATGACTGATTTTGAAGAAGGCTCAATGCCGATACCGAACCAGTTCTCGCCATCTGTAACCTGCTCTTGAAGCCCACCAGTCATGTTTACAATAATTGGCGTTTCGCAAGAAAGAGATTCTAGTGTGGCAAGGCCGAAACCCTCTGCATCTGAGATGTTAACAGTGCAGTCGGCCATGTTGTACATCATAGACAGGATGTCGGGAGGATATTTGGTGCGTGAAAACAAAACCTGACCGTCATCGACGTCCAACTCTTTGACGATTTGTTCCAAATCTTGGCCATATTGATCTTTCGGGTCGGTGTGCATAATGAGGCACGCTTTATCGTGACCAACTTGATCCAAGAACTCCTTGAACCAGAAAATCAAAGTTCCACTCTGTTTTCTCCTGGCGTTACGATTGTTCCAAAACACAATAAATTTATCCTTGTCACGATCATAGACTGGAAGTGAGTTCTTCTTGAAACTTTCGACCTGGTCTCCTGGGCGTTTCATGAAGACGTCGCCTTGAACTGCGTGAGGCATATAGACTGTTTCCACTTCTGGAGCTACATTTCTTACAATGTCGTCTGTAACCTTTGAAATGGTTGCAATGACATCGTTTGACTCGTAGAAGTTCTTGTTGTAGTGCGGGTATGGTTTGTTGTCCCAGACATGGTAATAAACCATTGGAGCAAGAGGACGGATTTCATTCTCCATCTCCCATAACCAGCCCCAGAACCGTGGGTCAGTCATAAACCAAACAAGATCCGGCTTCACATTTCTTATGATAGACCGAATCATATCTTTGTTTCCATAACCATCAACAGGATGAATAACCCAATTATCACCATATTCTTCGGTTCTAGTCGGACTGTAATCCTGATGTTTAATTGCCCCTCCAAGACTCGTAATTTGGTATCTACCAGTTTTTAGTAGAGACTCACATACGTATCTAGTTTGAGTGCCGACACCACTAGGGCTAAGTGGGTGGTCACTGATTGTTAAAACCTTAATCTTTTTGTCGCTCAATTTTACCTCTATGGACAGTGTTTTGTATTTTTAAACTCACAACCGGTGCAAGCCATTCTATTCTTCGTGTAATTCTTTGCAAGTATATTATACACGGCTTGATACAATAGTTTAAGAGCATTTTCAGTTCTTTTTTTACCGCTTGTAGTTTTAAATAACTCTATCCTATTTTTTTTACCAGTTCTCTTCAATAATCCGAAATGAACCGTGATGTTTTCTGGGTCTATGTTGTGCTTGATTGCATAGAAGTACTTGTAAAAGATCAATTGATATACTGTCATCTTCTCGGCTTTACGACGAGCGTCCCATCCCCAGCCACAAGTCTTCCAGTCGATGACGTGGTATTGGCCGTCGCTAGTCTTGAGAACGAGGTCGATGAACCCTTTGAACTTAATGTTCTGGATTCCTTCGATATCCTCATAGAGCTTCTCTTCTACCGCTATAAGCTCATAATCGGTGCCGAAGTAGTCTTCAACGGCATCTTTTACCATAGGGGCAAGCTCTTTGCCCTGGACCCTCATGTCTACAAGAAGCTTTCCGTTCAAGTCAACGACGTCCTGAATCTTTCTCAGTTCGCTCAAGAAGTATTCATCGAACGACTTCTGTGGGTCGTCAAGACCTACGGTTAGAAGGTTCTCGCACACCGTGTGCATCGCTGTTCCGAATGCGGTGTGCTCATTCCCCTGAAAGGCTTTGATCTTATCGATGTAAGTCAGTTTGTGGTAGAAAGGACACTTTTCCCAGTTCTTCAACTCGGAGAATGAAATGTGGCTCATTTTTTACTCTTTACTTTGGAGGTTGATTTTTTGCGTGGAGTTGTTTTGATTTTCTGTTGAAGTTCAAATACGAAAGTGCCCTTGTTGGTGTCGGTGCTTACATTCTTAACCGTGCCACCCTGGAGGACTTTTCCAATATCGTAACCTTTCTCTGTCAAGTAGGACGCAGCGGCACTCTCATTAAACTTTATAATGTTTCTATCCGGGTTCACCAAGGTGCCTGGGTTTGTCCAAGTTGCATTCTCTCTTGGGATGAGCGGGAGCACTTCAACTTGCAAAGCAATTGTGCCTTCTTCTTTGTTGATTTTTACATCGTATTTCATTGTAATATTTCCTATAAGTCTTCTGCTTTATCTAGTTTTGAGTACAAGAAGGGACTGATTTTCTTCAGATAATTCCGATCTCCCAAGAAGTATTCCTCAAAACCGTTTGCAAAATACTCACGCAGAGAAGTCGCTCCATAAGGAGACGCAAAGAGACCCATTGTAAGGGCTGTAAGCGTAGGGTATCCCACTTCTTGGTAAAGGAAATCATCAAACTCTCTATTATATTCTGCATTCATGAAATTTTGTTCATCAACACTATACCCTTCCTGGGCTAAAATGTCAAGTAATCTTTTTCTTTTTCCGATGAATTCTTTGAAGATTAACTCATCTGAATATAAGAACTCTCCATTGTTCTCTTCTACGACGTGGGCGAGTTCGTGAACGATGTCGTCTAATAAATCTGCCTCGGTCATTTGAAAGTTGGTTACATAGATTGCCCCATCACGGTACATTGCGTTGATTTCTCTTTCTTCGAATTCACTGTTTGCACCAACGATAATCATATCGAGACCAGAGGCGAAATATCTTGGAATGAGAGACTCAAGCTTTGCTAGGACATTTCTTACATCGATGTCCTCGGGAAGAGGATCTTTGATGAAGACACTGATGTCTCCAAATAACTTAAATTCTTTTTGCTCTTTCTGAGTCCTCTCCGAAGACTCTTTAATATAGTCAGCCATTCCCGTCATCTTCTTCATCCTCATCGTCCTCGTCGTCTGAAATAGGTAGTAGGTCCACGGGATCTTCAAGGCCGAGTGGATTGGAATCCATCAGTGCCTGCTCGTAGCCTCTAAAATAGTTTTCTTCAGCTAACGCCAAGACAAACTCTGGGAATTCTGCGGCTACGACCTCTACAATCATTTCCACTGTGACATTGCTGTCTTCTGGGTTTAGTTTCTCTCCAACATAATCGACAAGCCACTCTTTTAGTGCTGTGTCACCTGTTACAGTCTCTTTTAGGACTGGATTTTCTTCATAACTCATTATAATTCTACTCCTTACAGAATTTTTGCGGCTAAGGTCGCTACTCTGGAACGTTCACCTTTCAACAAGGTCATGTGTCCCGATAATTCATATTTTTTAAATTTTTCAATAGCATAACTTAAGCCGTTGGAGGTTTCATCGACATAAACGTTGTCAATTTGTTCGATATCACCAGTTAAAATCAATTTGGTTCCCTCTCCAACTCTTGTAAGTATAGTCTTTATTTCATGACTTGTTAAATTCTGTGCCTCATCAATAATAATATAGGCTTTGGAGATGCTGCGACCACGTATATAGGTCAGCGCCTCAACTTCAATAATCCCCTGATCTACATACATGTCTAGCGTCCTCTTGTCTCCCATCAAAAACTCAAGATTATCTCGAATGGGTGAAATCCAAGGAGCCATCTTCTCTTCTATTGTACCTGGAAGGAAGCCAATGTCTCTTCCCAGTGGTTGGACGGGTCTGCTGATAATGAGTCTGCGGTATGGAGCCTCTGAATCTCCCTCTATTGTTTGTTCTAAGCCTGCGGCAATAGCACATAGTGTTTTACCAGAACCAGCCTTGCCGACAAGAGAAACAACTTCTATACTAGGGTCCATAAGAAGGTTCATGGCAAAATCCTGTTCTTTATTTCTCGGACGCACTCCCCATACATCTTTATATTCAATAATTTTTTTGAGAGGGAGGTGGTAGTTATCGAACTTAGCTAAGGCTGTTTTCTTCTCATTAGAGTTAGAGACTAACATAACGAACTGATTAGGAAGGATTTTTACTTCATCTTCTTCCAAAAAGATTTCTTCTTTGGAATAGAATCTATCAATTATCTGCTCATCTACCAGGTGGTGCTTTACGCCTGTATAGAGGAGCCTTCTGTCACTGACGACCTGATCTCTGTTGTAATCCTCGGATGAAATCCCAACTGCGTCACACTTGATTCGCATGTTGATGTCTCTGGAAATTAGAATTACCTTTCTTTTTGGAGAGGCATCTATTTCTGTGAGAGCAGTCCCAATAATTTGATTATCTGGAGTCTTAGGGTCTAGGTCGTTAGGAAGGAGGGCTGGGTTATAGTTTCTAACAAATACTATTCCCTTGCCTTTTCCGAGCCGGACACCTTTCCTCAAGTCTCCGTTTTGTCTCAAAGAATCTAGGATTCGAATCAAGTTCCTTGCATTCGCTCCAACACTATCTTGTCTTTTTTTATTATTATCAATCTCCTCCAAAACCTTCAGAGGGATCAGCACATCATTGTTTCCATAGGAATTAATTGCACTTGCGTCTGTCAAGTAAACGCTGGTATCTAATACATAAGTTTTCTTCGCCATAGTTTATCCTGGGCTACAAAGATAAATAGACTGGAGATTTATTTACAGTCAGTACCGCCCAATAGTTTAGCATCTTGGGGTTTCATTGCGACGATCTCTCTTTTATTTCCGTGGTCATCAAACAGAACAATCTGTACTGTGAGAGCTTCACGGGAAGAATCCAGATTGATAAAAGGGGAACATTTATCGGTACGAACAACATTTTTATTTTCTGGAATATTAGCTGTTGTTGTAGATGTTTTCACACAATGAAATGAAATCGTTGTGATTGTTAGGATTGCTAAAAATATTGAGGCTGTAATTCGCATGAGGAACTCCGTGTTTGTATCAAAGGTATATAGTTTCTTCCTGTCTTTACGTCTCCACCGACCTATTTAAAAATACAACCGAAAAGGAACTTACCATGCGAAACATCACATTTCATAGACTACTTTTAATGTTATTTGTAATCTTATCCACTGCTTGTAGCTCAAACTGTGCTATCAATAGCTCTCACACTGAGTCTACCAGGCACAACCTCAAAAGAGACTCTTTCCTTAAGATTGAAAAGATCATGGAAGTATCTATTTGTGTTACTGATTCTAACAACACTGCAAGTGAAATTTGTCTGAAACAAAGAATGGGAACTTCTGGCTCAGGTTTTGTTGTAAAGAATGATGGCGATGGTGTTTATGTAATGACCGCTGCTCACGTTTGTGATGATGAAAGTTTAATTGCAATGCTGAAAGATCAAGGTTTAAAACTTGAAGGAAGCACATTCAAGGTCATTGATAATCTGGGAGATAAGCATGATGCTAAGATATTAGCTATGAATAATGCTTTAGACATGTGTATGACATATGTAAAAGGTTTAGATAAGCCAGCCTCCGCTGTTTCAAGAATCCGTCCTACCCCAGGTGATGTAATGTATAACCTAGCAGCACCAGCAGGAATTTATGGTCCTGGTATGGTTCCTACCATGCATGGACACTACAACGGTGACTACATTGGAAGATCTCTCTATTCAATTCCAGCAGTTGGTGGAAGCTCAGGCTCCCCAATCTTCAATCATAGAGGTCAAATCGTAGGAATGATCCATTCAGTCTACGTAAGATTTCCCTTCCTCTCAATCTCTCCAAGATACGTAGAGGTGAGAGATTTCATCGATAACACAACAAAGAAAAAATAAGTCTTTACAAAACCAGAAATCTATGCTAAAATCTCAAACAAGTTCGTTATCTGTTTTCTTGTTTTTTTAGTTCTTGGCAGCGCAGTGCTGCCTTTTCTTATTTAAAAAAAGAAAGTAAACAAGAAACGTACTGTTATTAGCTCTGTTAACTAAGAAGAATTTACTTGACAAACAAGTAGTTTTATAGTATACTTCTAAAAGAACTTAATTAAACAAAGGATTATTTTATGGAAAAAGATACTAACGTATATTCTTATATTGGATCATCAATTGGTAGTCTAGTAAAAGAAAAGAATGAAGCTTATGGAGATAGTTTTCATAAGTGTCAAGAAATTATGAAAGTATTGTATCCTGATGGTGTCCAGCCTGACCAGTATCTGGATATGCTAGCGATGGTTAGAGTAGTAGATAAGCTCTTCAGGATTGCTACAAAGAAAGATGCTTTTGGAGAGAGCCCTTGGAAAGACATTGCTGGATACTCTATTCTTGGAATTGCAAATGACATGGAGCAAAAAAAGAAAGAAGGGCCGACCGGGCAAGAATAAAGATTGTTCTCTCAGCAAGAAACTTCGTGAGGATGGTAAAACATCAGATGAATTCGAAGTTATGTTGAACAGTCTTAGTCTTGAAGAGGTTATTGGACTTAAGCTAGAGTTGGCTGCTAAATCAGCGGGCTCTATGTTTTATGGTCTTCCTATATGGAAATCAGTCCCTACTATTGCTAGAGATGCTGTCTTAAAGTATGCTTTCTCAGCAACCCGCACTAAGGCAGAGGCGGCTCGATTCCTGGGAGTGAACCTTGAAGATCTTAAAAAACTACTTAAGAAATATAGAACTCAGGAGTATTTCGATTTAGAATGAGTAATGTTTTTTCAGTGGGAGATCTCGTACAAGACATCAACGGCTACTTCTATGGAATTATACTAAGTGTCGATAAAGACTACTATAATGTCCAATTCTCTAATTGCAGTTTTGAGAACATAGATCGTCTTTACATCTACTGGTTAGACGGGTACGATGATAACCTTTGTTATCAATATGCTTCAGAGGAGACAATTCGCCTTGTCAATAAAGCAGCAAAATAATAGAAAAAATCTAAAAACTTCTCCAGCCATAGTATATAATAATACGAATCGGAGTCCTACGGGTGGATTGTTAACGGATGGTTGGGACGTTAACCCTAAATTATGAGAGTGATATAATGGAAGAAGAGCAAGAAAAGAAACACAAACAGGGCCGCCCTTGGAAAAAATCTTTTACTTATTGGACGTTTGAAGAAGCAGATCTCAAGAGAAAGGAGATCCTTTCAGAGAATTCAGATATGGAAGCCAAAGTAAAAAGGTATTTTGTTACTGTTGGGGAACAGTTTGTTGTTAAGACACGGAAAATTCAAAAAACGAAAGAGGTTACAGATTGACTTATATTGATGATAGGCCGACACTAAGTGAGCAAGAGATTCAGAATGCAGTTGCTGTTTATAAGAGTTTTACAAACCCAGTAAACAAGATCAGGCTGCGGAATCTGTTTGAGAAAGAAGTCCATAGAGAATCGTTATTCCGATTTCACGAACTTACCTGGAATCACAATGAAGCTCCGAAACCAGGCGATTGGGCTGCGTTGACTGAGAGTGATAAAGAGGCTTTCAGTGAACTTAGACAAAACATTCTTGACGGGGTCGATTGAAAATTATTATTCCGGCTTAGCTCAGTTGGTAGAGCGGGTGGCTGTTAACCACCATGTCGCTGGTTCGAGTCCAGCAGCCGGAGCCATAATCTTTTATTGACAACAGGAAAGAATTCTGTTATAATATGTTTTATGCCCTCTTAGCTCAGATGGATAGAGCAACGGACTTCTAATCCGTAGGTCATTGGTTCGAATCCAATAGAGGGTGCCATGCTAATAGAAAAAAAAATAAACATAAGAATGACCGACATGGAAGTAAGAAAACTGTTTGTCGATTACTTTCAGCAAATTGGTAAAGAGGATATCTCCCAGAAAATGAAGACAACCAAGTGGCATTTTGATTATCTCTATAGATCAAAAAACTGGATTCTATCCATTGACGATGTAATGGAGGTTGAAGATGACGGATGAAGTCAAATATGCAAGTGCGGCGATTTTGATCTCTGCGGTTCTCCTATTCTCCATTGCTGCCACGAACTTCTTTATGGCTGAAATAGCAATAATAACAATGGTGTGTCTCAAATGGAGTGCTGTAAAGAAATTTAATAAAAAAATAGACAAATTTTACTTTCTTTCTTACTTACTTTGTGGTATAGTACTTCTTGTATTTATAGCACTTCAATCATCAACAACATAATAGGTATACAATGAGAAAAACAATCGCTCTAAGCGGAGGCTTTGACCCGGTCCATATGGGTCACATCGACATGATCAAGGAGGCTTCCCGCTCGGGGGATGTTATTATCATCCTGAATAGCGATGCGTGGCTCGAAGATAAGAAGGGTTATGTTTTTATGCCCTTCGTAGAAAGAGCTTACATTATGAAGAACATCAAGGGTGTTTCTCAGATCACTTCTGTGGAAGACTCAGATGGAACTGTATGCGAGGCTTTGGAGAGAATGAAGCCAGACTATTTTGGAAATGGTGGTGATAGAACCAAACAAAATACTCCTGAAATGGAAGTATGTGAGCAATTCGGTATCGATACGATTTGGAACTTGGGAGGAGGTAAAGCTCAGAACAGTTCCGGTTTAGTTGAGCGTTGCTACCAAAACATCAAAAGATTACGAAAGGAGTAACACGATATGTTTAAAGATATTTATTGGGTCGGAGGCAAAGGAAGCCAGAAAGAAGACAATACAGAGAATACTGTAATCTCTTCTCCAGTGGGTGCTAGAAAAGACGACAACAACGTTGTTGATAGTGTTAATAATACAATCTATTTTTATTCTGAGGTTCTTCGCCAAAAGAATTTGTTGCTCAACAAGACACTTAGAAACCTTGAGACAAACCTCATCAACCAGACGAACCTTCTTCGTTCAGAGAACCCTTCTGCTATTCATCTTCACATCAATAGTTATGGAGGAAGTGTATTCGCAGGGCTCTCCAGCGTTGATGTTATTTTGAACAGCAAGGTTCCTGTCTATTCTTATGTTGAGGGTTGTGCTGCTAGTGCTGCCACTTTGATGAGTGTTGTCGCAGAGAAACGATTTATGCACAGAAACTCTTTTATGCTTATCCACCAACTCTCAGGAGGAATGTGGGGAAAGTTTGAAGAGATGAAGGATAGCCTCGAAAACAGTACGTTACTTATGGACGTTCTCAAGAAGATTTACCTTGAGCACACAAGCATTCCAAAAAGAAAACTTAATGAAATTCTCAAGCGAGATCTGTGGTTTGACGCAGAAGAGTGCTTGAAGTATGGACTTGTAGACGAAATCATCGGATAAGGAGAAAAGATAGATGAAGAAGATATTAGATAAGTGGGAAAAATGGCGTGAAAGCATTAATGAATCAAGCCTTTCTCGTGTTTATGGCCACATCATGGAACACGATAGTGCGATTCTTTCTGCTTTTAGAAATGAATATACTAATAAAGAGAACTACGAAAGAAGTAGAAAATTAAAAGCTGATCTTCTTTCAAAAGGATATGGAGTTACTAAGGTAAAGGGCTCATTCATTGAAGGTTTTGATACCGATGAAGCGGTAGAAGTCAGTGAACAAAGTATGTTTGTTGTAAACTTAAAAGACGATAACGATTTTAATTCCAACATTATCAACCATGGTAGCGAATGGGAACAAGATTCAGTGTTGATTATCCCCAAAGGTGGAAAAGATGCATATCTTTATGGAACCAGCGAGACCAACGATTTCCCGCCATTCCAAGAAAAGCAATTGGTTGGTAGTTTGAAGATGGGAGAAGAGGATGAGTTTATGACTAGAGTCAGCGGCAGACCTTTTATTTTTAAAGAAGAACTAGAAACTTACGACAACCTTTCTAAGAATTCAAAATGGGCACTTAAGAAGATGATTGAGGAGAAAAAATGAACCGTGGAAAGGTTGCTATTGTTGAAGGAATCATTGGAGCGGGAAAGAGCACTTTCTCCAAAGAATTAGGACAGGCTCTCGGAGAAGACACACTGCTTCTCTTGGAACCTGATGAAAAAAACAATGCTAATCCCTATCTGGCTAGTTTTTACGAAGACCAGGGTAGATGGGCCTTCACAATGCAGATTCACCTCCTTCAAGCTCGCTATAAGATGCACTTGAACGCACAGTGGCACGCCATGAATGGAAATGGTAATGCTGTGTTGGATCGTTCTTACTTTGGAGATACGGCTTTTGCTCGGCTTCAAATCAAGAATGGTGTTATGAGCGAGAATGAGTTTCAGACTTATCGAAGTATTTATCATTCAATGACTTCTACGGTTCTCCTTCCAAACTTCTGTGTACATTTGATGGTCAATCCTGTAATTGCTATTGACCGAATCAAGGCCAGGATGGAAGAGGAGACTGGTAGAAAGTGTGAGACAACAATTGACATCGGCTATCTTTACAGCCTTTATGAAGAGAATGTCCATATGATTAACGTCTTACGAAAGCAAGGTGTTGAAATCATTGAAGTTCCTTGGGATCAAGAGAGAAACTGTAAAAAATCACGGGCCAGTATCGTGAAGAAAGTTGCTAATCAAATTCTTTCTGCTCCTTCACCCTCTCCGTTTTTGGACTTACATCGTAGAACAATTTAAGCCCGAATAGCTCAGTGGTAGAGCGGCTGATTTGTAATCAGCGGGCCGGGGGTTCAAATCCCTCTTCGGGCTCCATTATACTATTTATTTTAGAATGACATTAATAGAAAACAAAGTGTTGCTTCTGAACTCTGATTACAGGGTTTTACGCTTTGTTCGCTGGAGCAGGGCTTTGAAGCTTGTCTTCCGTGATAAGGTAGAAATCTTAAGTGAGTGGGATAAAAAAATAAGTTCTTATGAATCCACGCACAACATTCCAGCAATCATCAGATTAAAGAGTAGAGTGAAATACTTCCCAACACAAGTTAAGTTTACCAAGTTGCTCGTAAAGAAGCGAGACAGTTACACTTGTCAGTATTGTGGAAAGTCACCTACCAAGAAGAACCTTACCATCGACCACGTAATTCCAAAGTCTCGTGGTGGTAAGACAGATTATCAGAACTGCGTCGTTGCTTGTTATCGGTGTAATAACAAGAAGAACAATCGGACGCCTAGTGAGTGTGGTTATAAACTATTAAGAAAACCCAAGGCCCCACCGCTTTCAATTTATTTTGGGTTAGCCGCTGGAACGCAAAGGCATTCCAGTTGGGAGACATTTTTAAATTTTTAGGAGGAATGATGTCTAATTACGAGATTCATGTTTTAGAGCAAATTGAGATGCTCGCAGAGTATAAGATGGAAGAAGCCGAAGAGGACTTCGGTAAAGAGATCATCGAGAATTTGTTCTTGAACAAACTCATTGCTATTCATTGCCGCAGCGCATCAATCGATGGTGCATTCTATGCTGTCACCCCAAAAGGCAAACAGTACATCCAGTCTTAGTCTTTTCCAGTTGTGACTTTGTAAGCAGCGTGCCTATAACGGAGAGTAGGAACGCCTGGTATGTTCATTGATACAGGGGTTTGGTTTGTTTGAGGATAGCCAGATGTTGCGCTGTCCCTAACAAGGGGAACATCTCTATCTGAAATGTTTTGGATTGTAAAGTCTGAGCTAACAAAACTCCCAGAATCATATCCTGTCGCACTTACTTGCCAGATAGCGCCACTAAGTGCTAGAGCACCGATATCTCTATTTCTTGTTGTTTGAATGTCAAGATTGGAAATAACATTTTCTCCCCACGCACTTCCGGAAAAATCACCTGCAATTGTTGCATCGCTGGTTCCACCGTTGTAGGCCGACCCATTTGCTGTAATGTTAAAGTTCTGTTCGGCTGCGTCAACATAGCCAGGATCGTCGTTAGAAGTATCACTAACAGTGCCTCCTCCCACTCGATTGGCTGCGGAGCCGTTTGTAGAATTATATACAACACAATTCTTGACAGTGCCTCCGTCTGCGGCATAAATTGCGTAACCACTTGAATTATAATTACTGTTGGATACAATACAATTATAAAAAGTATTACCATCTGCACGATTAGTTCCCGCAATTGATGATTGCCCACCAGAAGAGTCTGTTACATGGCAAGAATCAATAGTCAGTTGCTGGTTCGTACCCATTCCGTTGTATATAATAAATCCAGTATCCCCGTCAAAATGGCAATCTTGAAAAACACAAGCGTTGAAGCTTGGAGTCGCAGTGGAATTCCCAGAGGTTAAAACACTTGCAGCGCTGGCTGTGATCGTTTGGAACTTACAAGCCACCACCTCCGAAGCACCAGGGGCACTAACGGCTGATCCCTCTTTGAGCCCCGTGAATGTACATTGGTCATATTTATTTCTTAGCGCATTATCATTTCCATTCGAAGATTGACACGCAAACGAAATTGAGCCAGTAAGAATGAATCCTCTAAGAATAGTGTAATGATACATCTTAAAGATATAACTATCTCTTTCAGCATCAATCGTAACATTGTACGACGACGTCACCGCTTGGATGGTTAGGTTCTTTTTTATCGCCTCGGCAGCGCCAAAGCTTTGCAATTGCAAAAGACTCTCATAGTAAGTTGCAGGACCAGAAGCACTTGGATAAACCAAAATCGTATCCCCGTTGCCATAGCCATTTCCTGAACCATTAGACGCTATATCAATTGCACCACTAATGGTCAACTTGGAAGTCCCAATGGAAGTACCATTGTTTGAATCGCTACCAGTTGGAGTTACGTATAACGTAGCCATTGTTTAAAACCCCAGTTCTTCTTCACCTGTCTCCGCAGCTTCGATCTCAGCCTCTTCAGCGCCTGTGTCTGGCTCTGGAACTGTGGTTTGAAGCTCGTCCTCAAACTTGTTGAAATAGAGTTTGATGTTGGTAAGGAGATATTCGTAGAAAACATCTTGGTCTTCTTTGTTGGAGAGCATGTCGTAAGAATCTACAATGTTCTGCTCAATCTTCTTGAAAGTGGTATAAGCCATATTACGACCGGTCTTATCCTCACCTTCAATGCCGAACTCTTCTACTTCTGCGTCTTCGACCTCTTCCTCTTCTGGCTCGATGTCAATAAACTTTTCACCTTTGTCATCGTCACCTACACGGACGGAGATTTCATCTTCCTGTTCCTCAAGAGGAGTATCGTCATCAATTCTCTGAGTGGCTAATGTATTTTCCGTAGCATTTAGGATATGAGCGCTAAAAGACTGTCTCTGCTCCTCACTTGTTGTGAGTTGCTTGTAATCATCTTCTAGGACGGGAACAATTCTTTTAAGTAAGTCTTCAAGAACATTAATTCCTGTGTTCTCGTGTGGAACTTTGTCGCCAACAGCGGCTTTTTCTTGAAGTAACATCTCTCTGATAATTCCTCTCAGTTGTGTTTCTTCATCAAGCTCTTGTTGTTTCTTCTCTGTAACAAATTTAATCGCTTCACGAATGTGCTCACGAAGTGCTAATTCCTCTAAAAATTGTTTTCTATCAATCTGCATTATTTTGCTCCCATCTTCTTTAATAAGTAGTCTAAAATCTTCTCAACGAGTTCGTCTTCTCTAATTAGGCCGTTGAAATTGTTTTTCTTTTTGGTTCCAGCGTAGCCAGCGCCCATTCCTCCACCCATTGATGAAGTCTCTTCCAAGCCATCCTCTTCAAGGGCCGAGAAGCCCACAGGACCGCTCTTAGCTCTTTTACTTGGTCTTTTCTTTGTGTAAGGGCTTCCGGGCTTCTGAGGGCCAGATCCGAGCATTTTATGCCAGTCTTTCATGTAGCTCTTGATTCGCTCGCTGTCCTTCTGATAATCTCGCTCGTCTAGCACCTCTTCTACTAGCCCACGAATATAGGAAAGAAGCTCGTCTCTTTTTGATTTTTTTTTATTTTCGGGCAGTGCGCCTGATAAGCCGAGAACTTTAAGTATTTCTTCTTTCTTTCCCATCGCATCGTCAGGGACGAAGGATAGGACCTTTTCTATGTCGCCTTCTTTCGCTGCGACTCGGATATCTGTAGCGCTTAAGTTTTCGGTTGGGTCAAATGCGTATTGAAGAGGGTTAGGAACTCTAACTCCTTCACCAGCATACTTTTGCATGTTGTTAGCAAAGCGGGACTGGTCTCCTCCCTTAGTGCTAGTTCCCAAGATAACACAATCCCCTGGCTCGGCCTGCTCACCTACAAAGTCGAGGGAGGCACGAACTGGAGAGCGCATTGGGGAAAGCTGAACTTCAACATTTGGAAGGCCAGCGGTGTATAGGTTCCAAAGAGCCAAGGACTGCTCATTATCCACGTCTGATTGTGTTTCTGGATTGAAACTCTTTCTCTCGCTTGCTTTGATTGGTGAGATCATAACAATAACTTTTCCACCATTTCCGACGATGGAACTATAATGTTTCACCATGTCGTAGTGGCCTCTGTGAGGTGGCTTGAAAGCACCTGGTACAATTGCTACCAATCGCTCACAACGTTCTAATGTTCCACCCTCCTCCTGTTCGGCAAGAGATAAAGGTGGAACACTTCCACGACCATACCTAAACAGACCCAGGATTTGGTTGATAGGGGCAAAGTTACCAGTGAACTTATAAGTCTGCCCGTCATAATCAAACACAAAACCTTCCGCAGCCGTAGAGATGTTTTCAACACCCTTCAGCTTACGCATCTGTTGATTCAGTATTGCTATAGCTTCTTCACTTCCTGAAGCTTCAATAGCATCAATTGCTTTTGAAACTTCTTGTCTTATTCTACTCACCTCCTTGGGGTTGTCTAAAATGAAAGCACTCTGAAGACCCTTTAGCATTTCAACTGAAAAGTCGTGGACGATATCTTCGATTGGAGCAATGGCATCTTTTAAAAGTTTTTTTGAACTCTTGACGATGGCTCTTACGATTTCTTTCTTCTCTTTGTCGAGACCTTTTACAACGTGATTGAAGGTAACTCCCTTAACTCCAAGCATTCTTTGGAGAAGTAGCTTTTTATTGTCCTCGGGCAAATCTACGTTGGCTTCGATAAATGGTACGATGCGGGCAACCAGGTAATCGGCAATAGTGTGATTATCGCTGATCCCTGCTGCTTGTGTCGCTTGTTCAATTCTTGAAATGGTCTTGGTAAGTTCTGTATCATCTCCAAGTCCTTCTAAATTCCTAATAGCATTCTTTTGAATGTTGTATTCATCATCTTCGATGGACTGTTGCATTTTTTCAAGCGCAGCATCCAAAGTCGCAGCGTTCTTGGAAATGTCAACATCTTTGATAGTACCTGTCTCTCTATCGAACTCTGCGTGACCTACATCATGGATGTTCAAGGTCTTAGTGTCGTAGTTAATTACGTTTGCTGTCCGAGGGTCTTGGATTTCGGCATTATAATAAATGTTAGCGTCAGGGCCAAATATTTCTACTTGAGCCTCTTGGGGGAGGGAGCGAACGGCTTTTTCAAACGCTTGAAACGATTCATTGAATGTTTTTTCTAAGGCTCCTCGTCCAGCAAATTTCTGGGCTAGACCAGCGGGTGATAATCCGCCTGTCTTAATGTTGCCCTTGTTTCGTGCAGCACGAGCTTCTCCGTCTTTTACAGAATAAGAAATGAACAGATTCTGACCGTCAGTCTTCTCTGTCCCTTCCAATTCACCTGCGGAGGCTGCTGTAAAGATGTCTTTAATCTTTGTAAAAGTGAGACCAGGGTTCTCATAAATGTGGGACATATGTCCTGCTACGCCACCCATTAAAAAGTCTCCTGATTATGATTTAGTAGTTTTCTTTGCAGTTGTTGCAGTCTTGGTCTTAGCTGTTGTTTTAGTGGCAGTAGTACCACCAGTAGCTTTAGTAGTGGTTTTCGTAGCTGTCGTCGCAGTAGTTGCCTTTGTAGTGGTCTCTGTGACAGCCTTAGTTGTTGTAACAGTGGCCTCTTCAACGACCGCCGCAGCAGCAGCAGCTTGGTTTTGTAATCTACGGTTTCTTCTTACTCTTGGATTTGGCATTGTTAACTCCTACTTGGCCCACAATTTAGTGAGCTTGCCATAAAGGGAATCCTCATACCACTCTTTAAGCGGAGCAGCTTCTGTAGTTTCCTCTACGACCTCTTCAGCGGACTCTTCGACAACCTCTTCTTCAGTGACTGTCTCTGCGTCTTCCTCGTTGATCTTCTCACCAGTGTCGGCAAGATAGCCTCTACGACCACCAGCTAATTTAGGATCGTCCTTTCCGGACACCTTCTTGCGGCGCTCAGCGACGTCTGCCTCTTCAACAGCAGCTTCTTCTACGACCTCTTCCTCGTTGATTTCCTCATCGACGACGGTCTCTTCAACAACCTCGGTTGTCTCTTCTAAAGCCTCTGTTGTGTTGCTTTGAGCAGCGATTTCAGCAAGTTTGCTTTTCACTGTCTCTAAGATAATTTGTTTGAGTTGCTCGTTGTTCATAGTAATATTACTCCCTTTACCCTTATAAATAGTTTCTTGTAACGGTTTCGCCTTTTCTTCATCCTCAAAATCTCTGAAACAAAGGTTTCCCGTGGTATATGCTTCCTCTTCCATTTTTCGAAGGTGTTCATCTGTCTGTGCATAACCTTCATCCGGGCTTCCCATGTTTTCTAAGTCACCACGACAATTTTGGGTATGATGAACTAACTCGTGAGAGATAGATCTCATCATATCCTTTGGATGCCTTCCGTCAACATAGATTGTTATCTTTGAAGTATCGGGCTCATAGTAAGCAGTTCTGCCGAGAGGATTGGCGGCGTTTTGCTCGTCCGAGATGAGAGAAATTAAAACTGGTTTGTCGTATCCCATTCGCTCTTGAGCATACGGGAGATACTTCTCAATGAGACCCTCTAAAACAGAGAGATCTTTATTTGAGTTATTTTCAATAGTTACGCTCATCTTACATAAGTAGTGTGCATAACTAGATAAAGCGACTAGATTTCGTTGGGGTTATCCGAGAAGAAAACTTCCTTCATCGTTGGAATCGTGAAGGCTTTCTTGCCAATCCATTTTGTCATCTCTGACTCGTCGCTAAACTGTGTTTGCTCTCCATCCTCGTAAGCATTCCAATGGTTCACTTCACGTAGGACATCCATCTTATTAAACACCAAATGGGTTACACCATTAATGTTTGCGGCTTGCTCAAGCAAGTTCCAGTTCATCCAGTTACACTGTCGAGGTCGGCCTGTTGTTGCTCCATACTCTCCACCAACCTCACGGATGCGATCAAAGACCTCTCCATCACCGTGAAAGCTCTTGGCTCCGACGTAGGTCTCATAGATCTTTGCCACTCCCCAGACATTCCTGATAGCCTGTGGAGGAACACCGTTTAGAAGGGCCGAGGCGCTCGTACAATGGCTGGAAGTGACGTAAGGGTAGTCACCCCAATCAATATCCAGTCCGAAGCCTTGTGCGCCCTCAAAAAGGATTTTTACTTCATCTTCTGATTTATGAAGCTCTTGGTAGAGATCGATAGTATACTTAGAAAGTTCA